AAAGAATAATACTTGCACTTTGGATCGCATTGAAAGCTATTTGTGCAGCAGCCACTCCGGCTAATGTGCCCTTATAGACTAAAATCCCTGTTGCCATCCCTAACACAATAGGTGTAACAGTCGATAGTACATCCCTAGTGGATTTTATTGCTCCTGCAAAATCATCATTGAGATAATTAGCAAAAGCATTTAGATACGGCAACACTTTTTCGCCTAGTGGAATTATAAGCCCTGTTTCAAATTGCCTGCCGATTCCTTTAATCGCATTGCCTACGGTATCATACTTGATGGCTCCTATTTCTTCCATCGTATTTTTGGTCATGTCAAAAGCATTTTTTACATTGCCAAGAGACAATACTGTTTTCATTTCCAAATCTTCTGCTTGTGTACCAAATAAAGCGAAAGCCATTTGAGATTGAGTCATTGGATCGTCAATCTCTTTTATCTTTTGGATGACTTGATTAAAGGCATCTTTTCCTTGGATAGCTCCAGATGACAAATCATCAAGGAACTGTCCGGCACCGCCCATTGTATACTCAATATCTTTATATGCTTTTTCGGATGCTGCCCCAGTTTTATTCAAATCTGTTAATAAAGCAGCAGCATTTTCTCTTCCTACTTTGCTAGCAAGCTCCATAAATTCTTGTGTAGAAGATCCGCCTTTTTGTAACTTCGCTATATAGTCATCAAAGCCATCAGCTTGAAATAAATAACTAAGCGCATCTGTTGTGGCTTCGCTACCATCCTTAATCCGGATGCCGAATTCTTTCACTAAATCCCCAATTTTATCAAGGTTAAAAGCGCCATTTTTCAACCCAGCACCAAAAACATCAAACATTTCATTAGCGCTAAATCCAAGTGTTTTAAAATACACCGCATATTCATTGGCTGAATCGAGCAACTCGTCCGATTTATTGAGCCCGTCCTGTGCGCCTTGAGCCAGTAAATTGTAGGAATTTTGAGCAGTAATACCAAACTGTTTCATCATCGTATCAGATGCCTTTATTGATTGACTAACTTCTTCTCCAAACACATCTCGATACATTACAGCATACTTACTGGCTTCTTCTAATGATTCCTTTGAAAGATCTGTTACCGATTTAACCGTACTTATTGACTCGGCAAGATCATTCCAGTCCTCCCCTAGATTTTCATTGTACAAGTTTTTAGAAATTTCTTTCATTTCTTCCATTTCATTTGTACTTAATCCAGTGGAAGCTTGCAGCTGTTTCATCGCTGTATTGTATTCATCTGTAGCTCGTAAAGCAGCACCAATTCCTGCGCCTATTCCCGTTATAGCAATCTCTGTGGCAGCAACAGCCTTTGAAGCAATGTTAAAAGTATCGCTTAACTCCTGTGTATGTTGACTTAACTCAATTGTTTCTTGTCCAACACTTTCAATAGCTGCAGAAGCATCATCAAAAGCCCGACGCATGGAAGAATCCACTTGAGCGCCGAGCTTAAAGGCTATTTCATACATTCTAGCACTACTCATTTTTCATTTTGCACCGCCTTTACATCTTCTATCGTCTCAGCTAATAGCCGTGGTGATAACTCTAGAAAATGGTTCATAGGCGTTTTGGTTGCAAGGGAAACTCGAATACAAGCTTTCCTTAAATCCCTTTTAGTAAATTGCATCTTATACTTGCCATCTTGCTTGGTGATTACTCCGCTGAGTTCAAAAAATTTGCCACCTTACGCTTTACTTTTATTCCTTCTGTACCTGGCAGCGAATTGAAAAACTCTTGTGGTTGATTTGTAGCTTTAGCTGCAATGACCATTAAATATGGGAAAGAAATTTCCGGCACCATTACCATTTTTCCTGTTTTAGCCAAAAGGTCTTCTGCTTCGATTAATTCAGCCGTTGTTAGGTTTTCTACTCCGCTTAAATCAATTTCATTATATGTTTTTCCTTCAAAAGTATAAGGATTAGCGAATTTCACTAATCCCTCGTTTGTTTCTTCTGTTACTGCAGTAGTTTTTTCTAATGTGTTTGTCATGATTTTTCCTCTTTTCTTAGATTAATTTTTTAATAGCTGATAATTGATCTTTTCCGTTTACTTTAAATACATAATTTAATTTGTCTAATTCCAACGTTGTTTTTCCGTTGATTTCGACTTTGATATAAAAAACTTCTAATGTATTTTTGGATTCCATTTGAGCATTTTGAGCAAGTTTCCCCATATCCAATGCTTTAGGCATCCATTTCAATGTAATTTTGACCCCAATTTGATCTACTTTTCCATTATTAATTCTTTGAATAGCCCCTCTTAGAATCAACGCTTCGCCGCTGTATGTTAATAAATTAAACGTTTTATCTAAGAGAACTTTCCATGTTAATTCCACCGTGGTGCTACCAAAGTGGCCAATATTGACCGTTTCCAATTCACCAAGGATGCCAGTTCCACTTACAGTAGAAGTTAATGCTTCTAAACTAGGTAAAGTAACTTCTCCAGTGATACCTACCAATTTTGTATTATTTGTATAAACATTAAAATCCGTGACTTTATCAGGCATTATCATTATTCTTCACCTCCACCAAAAAGAGACCCAATCATAAAGGTTGGATCAAACTCTAAAGTATTTACAATATTTTCAGCTGGCGTAAACCCACCAATTTTTGTAATAAACTTGATTGACCCATTCAAAATTTCTGTTTGGGGGTTCATATCTTCTCTAAATTCAATAGATGCTCCGGCAATATAACCAGCTGCGACATATCCATTTGCACGAATATTTTCGCTATCGACAATATTTTCAATAAGTCTTGTATCTGTTAAGCTATCTACTTCATCAAAGAAAGTGACAACAAAACTATTCCCCCACCAATCCATTAATCGGCGTAAATTGATAAAACGATCTTTAGGATCTGTTACCGTCGGATAAGCAGCTGTATTATTCCCCCAAGTTCTCCAGCCGCCCCAATTTAAAGCAGTGATAATACCTAAACCATTCAAATAGTTTGCTTGTGTAATATCTAAATAGACTTCGGTTCCATCTGGAAGAACAGCTCCACTGATTGCTATAACTCTATTAGACGGAGATTTTGCTGGTACATCTTCTGTTTCTTCATCCATTGTTTTTATTTCTGCAGCATAAGCAGCACTATACCAAAGGATTTTCGTACCAACCTTAACTTTTGGCCATAAAACCATACTTTTTTCGCTTGTATAGCCATTGTCATTTTTCCAAGTGCCAACATTTTCATACTTGGTGGCCACGCTGCTATCGACATCTGCAATTACTTCTGCGTTAAAGCAGCCGTTAATTTTCTTTGCTTTTGCTACTAAAACTGCGTATACGTCTGGATATTGTGACCAACCAGGAGCAAGAATTAATCCTGGAATTACGCTAAGTGTTGGATATACTTTTTGGATTAGCTCGGCACCTTTATAGTTGCCTGTTGCACTATCATAGCCCCCAACAATATCCGATTTTGTCACTTTAGAAGGATCCACTTTGTCATAACTAGTCTTTAATGCTGTTGTATTAGCTGGAATTGTTCCACTCGTCAAAATGGTTACAACCGGCTTTCCGTCAGCATTAAAACTTAATGTATAATCCGTATTTCGGACATACGTTTTAGTGCCATCTGAACTTTTTAGAACCACCTTACTTAGCAAAACACCCTCGTCATTAATAACACCTACGCCTTTTGTAAGCGTAAGGGCTTGATCTGTCACAGCAGTTTTATGAGTAGTAGGATCCAATACGTTAATAAACACAACAGGTCCCACTTGCTTAAATTGAAAAGAAGCATACATGGACTCACAAAGCGTGTATTTACCGAATGACTCGCTATATCCTAATGCCTTTTTCGCATCTGCAAAGGTATTGGCTAAAACAAGCTTGTTTGTAGCATTAAATGGATCATCTGCTAAATGAACCGGCGCAGTACCGACAACAATTTGAACGCCCCCTGTATTTTGAGCAGGAGGCGTTAAAGATGTATCGTTTTCTAATATATTTATGCCATGTTCATACGCCATTAATTTTCACCTCTTACATACTTAGAAATTTGTTCAAACATAATCTGATCTTTTGTTCCTGGCACCCCAAGATTTGCTGATACTTCTGCAAGTCGGCTAACCGGCACTAATAATTCTTTAATGGCTGCACACTTCTCCATATGTTCTTGCACATATGGCGGCAGTTCATTAGTGAAAATGGCATGCTGTACAAGGGAGTTATTTGGCAAATTCGGTCCTAAATAAATTTGACTTGTAATTTCTTCTGATTTTCTAATTTCATCTACTGTTTTCTTGGCAGCAGCTTTCGTTTTGGCCACTTTCGTTTCTTTAACAGTCGCTGTTTCTTCTGAAGCAACATCTTGATCTTTTTTTGTACTCATATTAAGTGACTCACATCCTTACGTTCGATTTGTAATCCTGCTTGGAAGGTTAATTCAATTCCAGCAAAATAATAGGGGTGGACATCTTCATCATGAATTGCCCATTTTGGTTCTTCTGCAAGACTATATTGTCTTGTCATGGTTGGATATTCAGCAAAATTCGTCGTGATTTTTTGAATAATAGTTGATAAATCGCGATACCCTGTCCTATCTGAACTTTCATTGAAAATCCCGATAATTAGAGTAATCGCTACTTTTTGATTAAATCCTTGTTGCAGCTGCACAATGACACAAGGATATAAGGAGGAATTATCATCTTTACTTGCCTTTTTTATAGGCAAATGCTGCTCATATACCTTTAAATTTGTTCTATTTCCCCTTGGATCATCAAATAAATGGCCCTCAAACAATTTTTCCAGACGTTTTTTGATCTCGTCTTGTAAAAAAACAGGTATCATGATGCTTCTTGCCCCCTGTTTAAAATTCGATTGATTTCATGGTCTAAATATCTGTTAAATGTATCTAAACCTTCTGCATTAATTTTTGCTCGTACTTCCTCATTGCCCACCATTTGTGGAACAGATGGACCAAATATTCTATTAATGGGAAGTCTTTTCTTCCCTTCTCGCTTAAATACTTTTATGCCGTTAATATCTGCTACAAATGCCCCTAAAGACTCCCTTAAACTCCCCTTTTTAACAGCAATTTTTATAGGTTTTTTCCTTTTAGGCTGTACTTTTTTAGGAGATATTTTAAATCGATCAATAGGTATTGGGCGACCTTTAGAAGCAACAATACCGGACATACTCGATCTAGATGCCCGTACTTTCCGTAATGTTTCTTTAATGTCAGAAGACTTGATAATGTATTCTTTTCTCGTTTCTTTGCTGACATTAGCCGCAACATTAGTAATGGCCCGGTTAAGCGCGCTGGCAATAGCATTAGGTGCCTTCTTTGAATATTCTCCTAATTGTTCTCTGACTTCATTTAACAACCGGTTATCGACATCGACAGTTACATTCATGTGTGATACCTCGTTACCGTTACGACATACATATCATTATCTTCTGAACAAGTTAAAACACTATAGCTATAATCATTGATCGTTATACTATCGCCTATATCAATGCGATAAGAAATGGCATTTGTTGGCACATAAAAAAGAAGCTCTGCATCTGCAAGCCCCTCTCCGCCACTGCTTAATTGTTTTTTTGCCAATAATTCTGGATCCATAACCACAGTAATTGATTGTCCTTCAATAACAACCTTATCTGCAAATTCATTTTCATTAAAAAACGTCT